AATAATAGCTGTAAAATTCATTTTTCAAATTCTCCTTTACTATTTGTTTTATTAATTCTATTATAAACCGAAAACATGCAGTTGTAAATAGGCAGGCACTAAGTTTTTCAAGTATTTCTAAGGAGGAAAGCGATATGGCTGTAAATAAATTAAAAGCAAATGATCTGCAAGTGCTAGCCTCCTTGCTTTTGCAAAGGGATCGGGTTGCTGCTAGACTTGGCAAATCTTTTAATAATAATCGAAAATTGTATGAAGTGTGCGGTTATAAAAAAGAATTAGAATATACTGATTATTTAGCAAAATATGACCGTCAAGATATAGCAGCACGAATAGTTGATGCACCACCTGCAACTACATGGAAGGTTGTTCCTATTGTTAAGGAAGATGATAATGAAGATAATACTACTCAGTTTGAAGAATCGTGGGACTTACTTGTTAAAAGAATGCGAGTATTTCATTATTTAGAACGTATAGATAAATTATCTGGTATTGGACGCTTTGGAATATTGTTAATTGGAGTAAAAGGTGGTAAACCATTAAACACTCCTCTTGAGAATGGTTCATTGAAAGATCAAAAAGATATTATCTATTTAAAACCTTTTTCCGAAGGTTATGTAGATATAGTTGAATGGGAAACTGATCCATCTAATGAACGTTTTGGTAAACCAAAAATGTATGAAGTAGATCTTTCAAGTGATTTAGCGAATGCAAAATTTAGTATTGGTAAAACAAGAGTTCATTACACAAGGGTTATTCATATTGCAGAAAATCTTTTAGAAGATGAAGTTTTTGGCGAGCCAAGGTTAAAAAAAGTATTTAATCGCTTAGAGGATCTTGAAAAGATTGCTGCTGGCGGGGCAGAAATGTTTTGGCAAGGAGCATATGGAGGCTTACATGCTGATGTACGTGATGGATGGCAATTTCAAAGAGAAGATCTAGATAGATTAGATGAAAAATTACAAGAATATGTTCATGGATTAAGACGTTTAGTACAAACTGAAGGAATGACATTAAATCGCATAGGCGCTGACTTTGGAGATCCTAAGAATATATTTGATGTGATTATATCTCTTATTGGTGGTAAAACTAGAATTCCAAAACGAATTCTTTTGGGGTCTGAACGTGGCGAATTAGCTTCTAGCCAAGATGAAAATAATTGGTTTGGCTATATTCAAGAGCGTAGAGCAAACCACGCTGAGCCAAATATTTTAAGAGCTTTTATTGATTGGTGTATTGATAAAGGAGCTTTACCTGAACCACAAGGAGAAAACGATAAATATCAGATTGAATGGCCTCCTTTGTATGAAATGTCTGATGTTGAGCGAGCTGATTTAGCTTTTAAATATGCTACTGCTATTAAAACATATACTGGTCAATCAGGTTCAGAATCATTAGTACCGCCTGCTGAATTTAGGGTTAAATATTTAGGTTTAGACGCTGAACCTGATGAAGAATATAAAATCATTATGGAAGATATTGAAGAAGAACAAATCCAAAAGGATGAAGAACAAAAAAATAGAGATTTTGAAAGAAAGAAAAAGGACGTTGCAGAATTTGGGAATCCAAACGATAGATTTAAACAACCTTTTGTTAAAGCTAATGAACTATGGCAGTCTTTTAAGGATAAATGCACAGAAGTATTTGAAGAATTCTTTAAAGACGATTTAGAGGTAAATTATAATAAGAATCAGGTGAAGTAAAATGTGCCAACATCACCTTTATGTAAATGAACAGCTGGCTAAAGACCCTTCTCATACAACTATGATTCAGCATTCTTATCAAAAAGACCTCTTGAAAAGGTTCAATAAGATTAAAGCTCAAATCACCCAGGCTATTGTTAAAGATGATTGTTTTAATCTTGTTAATAAACTTACATTAATAACTCGTTCAAGTCAACCAGTGACAAATGTTAAATTCATATTTAAGACTGATGCTGAAAAAGTAGAAGCTTTTATGGATTGGCTTGAAGAGATGGTGGACACAGACATTTTAGAAGTCACTAAGCGTGATGGTCGTAAAATAGTAGCAAGAAATGCTTGGCAAAATCTCTATGTGAGAAGCGCATATCAAAAAGCTTTATCGCAGGGTGTTGTTAAATTAGAGAAAGCAGGTATACAGACTGGCATTACAGATGCAACAATCACGCATGCTTTTTATAGACCATTTCATGCTGATAAAGTTGGTGTTATTTATACTAGAAACTTTCAAGCACTTAAAGGTATTACAGAGGTGATGGATACTTCAATTTCTAGAGTTCTTGCTGAAGGATTATCGAAAGGGTTAGGGCCAATACAAATAGCAAGAATTTTGAATAAAGAAGTAGACAACATTGGCATTAGAAGGGCTAAAGTGCTTGCGCGCACTGAAGTAATGAATGCACATGCTGAGGGAACTTTAAATATTTATGAAGATTTTGGTACTAAAGAAGTTGCAGTAAAAGCAGAATGGAGTACTGCTGGATGGAATGTATGTCCATTGTGCCAGCCTAAAGAAGGTAAAGTATTTAACCTTAGTGAAGCTAGAGGAATGATACCGTTTCATCCAAATTGTAGGTGTGTATGGATACCTTTTCTTCCTGGTATTAATGATAAGAAAGTAGCGACTAGAAAACAAAGAAAATCAAAAGAAATTAAAAGAAGAGGCCAGTATGATGGTGCTATGGATTATATTGAAAAACAAACTGGCAAAGACACTTATTCAAGAGAAAATCTTGTAGAGGCTTTAAGTAAAGATTTAAAAATAGATCTTAACGAAGCCGAAAAGATGTATAATTCAATTTATGATTTTACTGGTAAATATTTTCCGCAAATCAGAAGAGCGTGTAAAAATCCTTCTGATGCGCAACCGTATGTTTTAGAATTGATTAAATCAATTGAACGATTTATTAGCCTTTCACCAAAGTATGATGGTGAAATATATAGAGGAATAAAATTTAAATACGACGATGCGAAAGGAAATAGACTTATAGCAGGATTGCAAGTCGGTAAAAAAATAAATATGAATGGTATCTCGTCGTGGTCATCTGATTTTAATTCTGCTGGGAGTTTTTTAGAATCAGATACAAATAACGTATTTTTTAAATTAGCAAAGTCTAACAAATCTGCACCAATTAAACATCTTTCACAATATCCAGGAGAAAATGAAGTTATAATGTCTAAAAACGCAAGATTTATTGTTAAGAATGTAACTAGAGAAACTGTTCGTCGTTATGAAAACGTATTAGTGGTAGAACTCAAGGAGGTATTATAAATGTCAAATGAAAAAAAACAAATTTCAATGTATGATAGGTGGAAAAAAGATGAAGAACCGTTTGAAGTAGAAAAGCCTAGAAAAAAATCTTTTGTTACTAAAAAGAAAAAAGTGAGGTGAAAATAGATTGGCTATGCAGTTAATTGTTCAAGCAGTTAAAGGTAAAGTGACAACTCAAAAATTTAAAGGCAAAAACTATTTAGTAGCTCCAGTAATTCCAATAGTCGAAGGTGTATTAAATGGAGCAAAAGTAGAAGCAAATGAAATTGGCAAATTTGTACATTCTTGGAATGGCATTCCTTTGCCAATAAATCATCCAATGAAAAATGGCCAATATGTAAGCGCTAATCAACAAGATATTTTAGAAACAAATGTTATTGGCCAGTTTTTTGGAGCAACTATGGATGGTAATAAATTAAAAGGAAATTTGTGGATTGATATTGAACAAGCGAATTCAATTGGTGGCGAAGCGCTACAAGTTTTAGAGAAATTACAGAAAGGTGAACCTCTTGAAGTTTCAACAGCTTATTTCTGTGATGAGATGAAAGAATCTGGCGTGTTTAATGGCAAAAAATATTCTATTAAACACATGAATCTAAGACCTGATCATTTAGCTTTATTACCAAACGGCATTGGAGCATGTAGTTGGAAAGATGGCGCTGGTGCTCCAAGGGTAGCATGCAAACTTGAAGAAGATGAGTATATTGATGATGAACAAAACGAAAATGTAGACGTTAAAACTAATGAAGAAAACATTGAAAATAAAAATTTTATGGATAGAATGAGAGAAATGTTTTCAAACTTTATTAATAATGCCAATATGTCTTTTGATCAAACTAGAACAGCAATTTCAAAAGCGTTAAGAGATTATTATACAAATTCGTCTATTTATATTCGTGATGTCTGGGATAATAAAGTTGTTTATGAAGAAGAAACAAAAGTTCCAATAAACAAAATCGGATTACCACCAACTTATAATTATAAAATGACACTTTATGAACAAAACTATTCAATTGCGAAGGATGGAACTATAACTTTTGAAAAAGAACGAATTGAGGTTAAACCAGAGACGAAATATGTCCCTGTTAAAACAAATGAACAAGAGAAAAAGGAGGATGATCGAGTGAATAAAAAAGAATTAATTGACAAACTCATTGGTAACAGTGAAAAGTTTACCGAAGATGATCGCCAATGGTTGGATAAATTAGAGGTAAATCAGCTTGAAAAAATGATTCCTGAGCAAAAAGAAGAAGAAAAAAATAAACCAAAAGCTAATGAACAAGCTAAAAATGAAACGTCATCTAGTGTCACCGAACAACCAAAGGTTAATGCAAAACCTAAATCGATTGAAGAGTATATTGCTGAAATGCCGAAAGATGCCCAAGAGTTTTTTACTAATAGCTTAAAGAAAGCAAAAGAACACCGTGAAGATTTACTTGTTGGTTTAGTAGCCAATGAAAGATGTCAATTCTCTAAAGAAGAATTAAATACTTTTTCTACTGATTTTTTAGAGAAGTTAGATTCTTCTTTAGAGGGAAATGATTATTCTGGTGTTGGTGGGCCAAAAGCAAATAATCGTTATGATGAAGATGACGATGAAATTCCTGCCCCTCCGCCTGTAGTAATGGTAAAAAAAGAAGACAAAGGAGGTAAAGAATAATGTCTGGAACTACACCAAAAAAGACCTTGCTAAAAGGTTCACCTATTCGTAAAGAAGGAGTAGCTGGTGCAGCGATTACTCCTGGTATGTTAATTGATTTTGATGTAAATGGTGAACTTGTCCCGCATGCGACTGCAACTGGTTTTGCTTCCAAATATTTTGCTCAAGAGCAAGATTTCTTAGGCAAAGATATTGATACTGCATATGCTGATGGAGATATTGTGCAGTATAATGTTTGCCCGCCTGGAACTGAAATTTATGCGTTGCTTGAGGCTAGTGCTGATGCTGAAAAAGGTGAGTATCTTGAAAGTGCTAGTGGCGGGTTACTTCAAGTTTATACAAATGGAACAATAATTGCGCGGGCACTTGAAGATAAAGACAATAGTGCTGGTACAGCGGCTGTTCGCATTAAAGTGGAGGTGGTTTAATTGAAGAAAAAACTTCAAGTAGAAAACTTTAGAGGTTCAAGCATTGCACAACGTTTGTTAACTAGTGGTCTTTCTGTCAACTCCCTCCGTACAAACGCATTGTTACGGAAGGACGAATGGATTGAATTAGATCGAAGTATCGTTGATGTTGCTCGCGACCGGCTCGTAGGTATTGCCGACCTCCAATCACGTGGCTTAGTTCAAACACTTGGTGGGCTTGGTACTTTAGTAAGCCAATATGAAGCAGCTTCTGATATGACTGAAGCTGAGATTAGTATGGATGGAGTCAAGCCTGGTGAGGAAGATGACCAAGAGTTTAATCTTCGCTCTGTACCAGTGCCGATTGTCCATAAAGATTTCAGAATTAATATCCGTAGACTTGAAGCTTCTCGTAAATTAGGTGATGGTCTTGACACTACTCAAGGACAAGTTGCTGCTCGTCGAGTTGCTGATCGGTTGGAAAGAATCCTTTTTAATGGTGCTGGAATTACTATTGACGGCAATGTAATTTATGGGTACTGTAATCATCCAAAACGGAACATTGGCACTGCTACTGGTCCATGGAGTGTTGTAACAAATATTTACAATACTGTTATTCAAATGGTTCAAGATGCACAAGATACCCATATGTACGGGCCGTATATTCTTTATATTTCTGGTGATCAATGGATGTCTACTCTTGGTCGTTATACTGACGGAAGCGGTCAAATTGCATTAAATCTTTTAAAACAAATTCCGCAAATTCAAGATGTTAAACCAGCTGATCAGATGCCTGCAAATTCTGCATGTTTAGTTCAAATGACAAAAGATGTTGTTGATTTAGCTGTCGCCCAAGATATAGTAACTGTTGAATGGGATTCTCAAGGTGGAATGGTTACCCATTTTAAAGTTATGGCAGTTATGGTTCCACGGATTAAGTACGATTATGATGGAAGATGCGGTATTGTCCATTATACCGGTCTTGATGGAACTGGTTCTGGTAGTTAATCGATGTTTTTAAATCCGGAAAGAGGGCTTTATTCCCTCTTTTTTGGCTACGGATAATGAGGTGCGAAAACCTAGGCCTCAGCCAATGCGCCAAAGTAGAGGTAAATTAAATATTGGAGGATTGTTGTAAATGGCTAATCAAAATAGTTA